TCACAAAACTATGTTGATGATTTTAAAGATTTAGAATTTGCGTTTGTTATTAAACGTACAACTAGACCCCAAATACAATTTGAGTATGAAGATATTAACTTTTATAATTTTCGTTCTAAGGTATTAAAAAAATCTGAATATCAACCAATGACAATGACATTCTATGACGATTTGTTAGATAATGCATTACGTTTCTATAATCGCTATTTGCAAATTATTAGTCCTATTTCTCGTGGCGACGGACAACGATCATTATTTGAAGAGTCTGGTATGACGTTTGATCAAGATAACGGTATAAACTCTGCTTCAATCGGCCCCGTTGGTAATACAGTAAGAACAATCATTAATAATGTTAATATCTATCACATAATTAACTATGGTAATCAAGTTGATTTTTATAAATTTGAAAATCCAAGACTCCAGCAATTGCAACTAGACGAGTTAGATATGACAGATGGCAGTACCGGAGGTGAAGTAACTGTTGAGTTTAATTTCGATCGTGTTAACATATTACCTGGTCAAGATGTACGCGATTTCCAGAATAATATAACAGATGGCTCAGACGTTGGTAAATATTCTATCTCGTTTGCAAATCTACCTCCTAGTCCAGCTAGCGCATCGAGTGGTGATCTAGATTTCTTCCCACGAACAGCTAAGTATCGAGGAGAGACACCAACGACTTCTGCGTCTGCTAGTATACTTACACCTCAAGATGCGGTTCGTCAACAAGCACGCGAAGCTACTCTCGATGCAACGAATGATAGTTTAACTAATCTTGAAAAAGAAAATAAAGCAGCATTAGCAGAAAAGTTGGGTGGATCAGTACCGCCAAATGCCTTGGTACCGTCATCAGCAGAATCAGCGGGGACAGAACCAGAAACAGTAAGTATTCTGGATGGAGGCTCTGGTATACCAGGAGTTACACTAGCTGAGCGACAGGCAGAAGAAAAAGAATTCGAATGTAATCAAGCTAGGCAGAGAGTAAATAGTTCGGAACGATCAGTTGTTGCCGCACAACAAAAACTAGATGAATTTATTGCACGACAAAGTGATCCTGCTGCCCAAGCAGCATTTGACGCAGCATTGGGTGGTCGCCGAGCACCAACCTTATCAGATCATCAAGAAGCCGTTACAGCAAATAAAGCAAATCTTGCTGCTGCAGAAAGGTTCTTAGCTAGCCTGAACTGTTAATAATTGTGGCTAAATTCAAACAAGGATTTTATACTCTTAGACACCCTGACAAGTATGTAGGTGATCCTAACAAGATCGTTTATCGTAGTTCATGGGAAGAACATACTAATCAATTCTTCGATAACAATCCAAACGTATTAAGATGGTCTTCTGAGGAGATTTATATTCCTTATGTTAAACCAACTGACGGAAAAGTACATAGATATTTTCCAGATTATTGGGTTGAATATAAAGATAGGGCTGGTAATATCGTCCAAGAAATCATTGAAGTTAAACCAGCCAATCAAGTCGATCCTCGACAGAAAAAACGGTTGACAGAATATGATAAAGTCACCTATAATATTAATCGTGCTAAGTGGATCGCTGCTGCCCAATTTTGCAAGAAAAAGGGTATCAAATTCCGCATTCTAACCGAAAGGTCAATCTTTAACCAATAATAACATGCAAGGATGCTCACAAAATGATAAGGACTTCTGTGTAGCGTCTCTCCGGCTGGTATACACAGTATAACACCATGTGCGGCGTCGTCGGAATTGTCAGCAATCAACCCGTCAATCAATCATTGTACGACGCTCTGACCGTATTGCAGCATCGTGGTCAGGATGCCGCAGGAATTGTTACATGGGATCAGGATGGGTTACACAGACGTAAAAACAATGGATTCGTTAGAGATGTATTTCACAGTCGTCACATGCGTAAACTTAAAGGCAACGTTGGAATTGGTCACGTTAGATATCCAACAGCCGGATCGGCAAGTTCATCAGAAGCTCAACCCTTTTACGTAAACTCTCCGTATGGTATTTGTCTTGCTCACAACGGCAACTTAACAAACACCAAAGAATTAATTGATACACTAATTAAAAAGGATCGTCGAAATCTAAATTCGGATTCTGATTCAGAAGTATTGTTAAATGTTTTTGCACACGAATTACAACACAAAGCAAGTTGTCGTCCAACAGCAGAACAAATATTTGAAACAGTTAATAACGTACATGATCGAGCTGTGGGCGGGTATGCAGTTGTTGCATTAATTGTTGGACATGGGATTGTTGCGTTTAGAGATCCAAATGGTATCCGTCCTCTTGTACTCGGACGACGTGGTGATGAGTGGATGGTTGCTTCCGAAAGTGTCGCGCTTGATATATTACAATTTGAACGAGTTCGTGATGTTCGACCTGGCGAAGCGATCTTTATAGAAAATGACGGAACATTTCACAGTAATGAAGAGTTCCTTCCCGAACCAAGACACACACCATGTATTTTTGAATTCGTTTATCTAGCTAGACCAGATTCAATAATCGATGGACTTTCTGTTTACAAAGCACGACTACGAATGGGAGAGCAACTCGCAGGACAAATTGTACGTGAGTGGCCCGAGCATGATATTGATGTCGTTATTCCAATTCCTGATACGAGTCGAACAGCAGCAGTACAAGTTGCTCATCATCTTGGTACGAAGTATAGAGAAGGATTCATAAAGAATCGTTATATACCACGAACATTTATTATGCCCGGACAAGCAGAAAGAGAAGAAACAGTACGACATACATTAAACGCTATAGAATTAGAGTTTCGTGGTAAGAATGTTTTACTTGTTGATGATTCAATTGTTCGTGGTACGACGTCAAAACAAATTATTAAATTAGCACGTGAAGCTGGAGCACGTAAAGTATATTTTGCGTCGGCTGCTCCTCCAGTACGGTTTCCAAACATTTATGGTATCAATATCCCTTCAACAGAAGAATTAATCGCAAGTAATCATACCGTTGATGAAATAGAAGATATGATTGGTGCTGATAAATTGATTTATCAAGATCTCAATGGCTTATTACGAGCTGTTCGACATAGCGACTCCAATATTGAAGAATTCGACACCTCTTGCTTCTCAGGAAAATATGTGACCAAAACTTAGGGTCACTCACTCCAAATACTAATAAATAGTATTATGAGCACAAAAACTACAGAGACTGAAAAGGAAATTTCCCATCCGTTGGAAGAAATCTTCGACATAGAAGAAAGCACAACTATTGTTCCTTATAAAGAAGTAAAAACTGATCTTGTTCCACATGAAACTTTTGATAACAAGGACAAAGAGCTTGAAGAACAATTACAGGATCTTTATGATAAAGCTCTTGAAGCATTTGAAAATCAGCAAGACGATGCAGATACAATTGAGCCTAAATTCAAAGCTAGAAACGCTGAAGTTGCGGTCCAGTATCTTAAAACAGCTCTTGAGGCTGTTCGTGAAAAACGTGTCCTCAAAGAACACAAAGATAAAATCACTATCAAAGAAAAAGGTGGTACTACCAATAACAATCTAGTTGTTGCAGATCACAACGCTCTGATGGAGATGATTGAGGACATGAAAGAGAAAGGTGTAACCTTAGAAGGCGACTTCAAAGAAACGTAACCCTATTATTTTGACGGCTAAATACCCACATGCCACGGTCAAAAAACCCATTAATTAAAGTAGCAGGCGAGGAAGACGCGCTTACACTCGAGCAGGTGAAAGAGAAAGCTCGCTGTGCGATGGATCCTGTTTATTTCGTTCAAAACTACTGTCAAATTCAACATCCAGTAAGAGGGGCTATTAGTTTTGATCTTTACGATTATCAGATAGATATGATTCGTGTCTACCACGAAAAGAAAAACGTTGTTATTCTTAGTGCTCGACAAACAGGTAAGTCGACTGTTTCATCCATGTACCTTTTGTGGTTCGGAATGTTCCATAAAGACAAAACGATTCTTATTGCATCAAATAAAAACAGCGGTGCAATGGAAATGGTTTCTCGTATTCAATATGCTTATATGCATATTCCAAATTGGCTCAAACCTGGTGTAACCGAAGACGGCTGGAACAAACATAGCATGAAGTTCGAGAATGAGTCACGAATTATATCAGAAGCAACGTCAGAAAATTCCGGTCGTGGTATGTCAATCTCGCTTCTATATCTTGATGAGTTTGCATTCGTACCACCAAACATTGCAGATGAGTTCTGGACCTCAATCACACCTACGTTGGCAACTGGTGGTGATTGTATCATGACATCCACACCTAATGGTGATATCAATATCTTTGCTCAAATTTGGCGTGGTGCTCAAGTTGCCGTTAATGGTTTCCACCCAATTGAAATCAAGTGGGATCAACCACCTGATCGTGACGAAGTATTTAAAGAAGAACAAATCGGTAAGATTGGTGAAAGGCGTTGGCGTCAAGAGTATGAATGTGAGTTCTTATCATCTGATGCTCTATTGATCGATTCTCTAGTTCTTATTAATCTTACAAAAG